AACTTTTGTAACACCAGCTTCTGTGTCTGGTTTTTTACTAGCGTCAACATCTGCTGCTTTAGCGTTTTGTGCGTCAGAAACTTTTTTTGATTTTTTTGTAGCGTCAGGATTGCTGTCTGTTGGGTTAACAACGGCTGCACCTAAATCTTCTGCTTCATTTTTAAGCGGACTAGTTTCAGCTGCCACAGCATTCTTTTTTGGAGCATCAGCAATAGTGTCTTGTTCTACTATTGTATTTGCTTTGACTTCTACGTTATTTTCTGTAGCCATTTGAGAAATCTCCTTTATTTTTTAATTCGAATTAAAAATATCTCGTTTTATAGTGATATTTATAATTGTTAGTTTTTCTATTATAGTTTATTTAAAAAATCCTTGAATATGTTAGCTTTTTTCTCAGCCAATTCAAGTCTTTTTGTCTTAATTAGTTCTTGTTTCCAAGCGGCAACATCTTGTTCCACAAGGATTCCATTGTTCCATACCCACTCTTTATTTTCCATAATGCCTTCTACGAAAGCGTCTGGAGCAGATGGATCTGCCACAATGTCAGCGGCCGTCGCTAAATAAAAATCTTCTCCTACATAGTGATGACCATTTTTTTGTACTAAGGAACCCATACCTCTTGATGACACACCTAGTTTAGCGCCTTCATCAATAAGATTTTTTACAATCTTACCATATGGAGTATCCATAATTTTTGCTTCACCGATATAGTTCTTTCCTTCTGGATACAACTTTTTAATCATATGAGATACTCTCTCTAAATTAACAGTTGGTCCTTCTGGATGACCTAGTTCGCCGAATGCTCTATTTTTATTGATAAATTCTTTATTGTATCTAGTAACTTCTTTATGAAGTACGTTAGTTGGATAAATTCTGCCGTTACGATTTTTAAGGTCACCTTGTAAAAAGATACCTTTAATTGAATAATTCTTTTTTCCTTCGCCAGCTTCTTCTATGATATACTGAGCGTCGTTTATTTCTTCTCTAATTAGTCTCATTTTCCCTCTTAGTTGCTTACTATTTATATTTTATCTAAATTCTATCACCAATGAATAGTTATCTCCACTAGCAAAATTTCTTGTACTTAATAATACATCACCAGTCGGTGTAGTAGCATTATTTGTTATCTCATCTCCAGCTTCTCTTAAATCAAAAAAACCTTGACCACTTAAAAACAAAGCAGTAGCATTTGTAGCACCAGCCCATTTAAGTTCTACTGCTGATTTTGGATTTGATGTGTTTACAGAAAACCATACTTTAGCAATTTTTCTGTTACCATCTTCTGTCATAAAAGTAGTTGTTGAAGAATCCACTTTTGTAACATCTGTTTCTCCAGTACCATCAGAAATGTTTGTTAATTTAATAACATATTTTACACCTGATGTGTCTACCAATGTTTGTGTTGTAACTGTATCTGCCATTAATTTGTAAATCCTTTTTCTTTATGACACTCTATAACAATATTATAACTTGTTACGTTGTTGTCACTTGTTAACAAAATATTACCATTGCCTGTTGAAGTTGCCTCAATTTTAGGTTCACCAGGTTTTAAACCGTAGTTGCCTCTACCATTAATTGTTAGAGCTTCTTCATCAGTATTAAATAATAAATTAATATTTCCACCACCTTCAATTTCATAATAAACATTTGCTATAGAAATCTTTGGTTCACTTGAAGCATTATTTAATTCTAAAGCACTCACTAAAACTTGTTCAGATTCATTACCAACACCGTTGGCCTTTACAATAACTTTAAAACTATCATCTACTAATGTCGTAGTTGATATGGTCATAATTAACTTCTTGGAGAACCTACAGCGCTAACTTTTCCAGCAGCCAAAGTTATAACATCTCCAGGAGCTTTTTCTATTGTAATAGAATCTCCTGCTAAATGTAAATAAAATTCTCCTAAAACTGTACTATCTTCAGAACGTACTTCAATCGTTTGAGCATTACTTGTAGCTACGCAATTAACAAATTGAGCTCTACTAATATTATCCAAAAAAGGATTTGTAGTAACAGTTCCTTTTACTATAATTGTTGACATTTATTTTATTCCTAATTGTTCGTTTACTTCTTTATCAAAATAGTTATATAAATCTTCTTGTTTAATATTACGTGAAGCTACAACTTTTTCTACAGCTCCTTCAAAACTTTTTATAATATCTTTTTGTTCATTTTCAATAATCTTAATAACTTCTTTAACTGCCTCTTTCATTACAGGCGTTAATTCGTTATAAGACTTTGAGTCCATAACTCTAGTCTCTTTTACTAAATTACTGACCTTGTTTTTCATTAGCAACTGGTTCAGTTATAGCAGATGGCTCAGCAATTACAGGTTTAGGATCACTGTGTGTTTCTGCTTCAATTTTACCTTGAAACAATACACCAGCTAATTCTTTTCTTCTAGCCTCTAAAGCATCTCCAACTTTATCTCTTAAAGCGTCTTTAAAAGCTTCACCAGCTTCAGCCGCTTGTCCTAATGATAATTTATCTATAAAACTTTTAACGTGTTCACTCATATTTTTCTCCTATACTATATTTATATTAAAGATTTGGATTTTTAGTAGTTTTTGTATCTAAAACTTCTGTGTCCGAACCTTCTTCTTGTATTTGACTGTCAATATCTTCAATATCTCTATCAGTTTGTTTTAAAACATTTTTACGAATGTATCTATTTGAAAAATATTTACCAACGTAAGTAGACATACTGTCAGCTAAAGCAATACGATCTTTTAACATTTCACTCTCTTTTAATTCAGAAAAATGTCCATCACTTATAAAATCATAACTAAGGTTTGCTTGTATTGTACCCCAATCTTCTTCAGCAATAACACCTTTTAATATTAACTGTGTTTTTAAAATATCACTAAACAATTCTGTAAATTTTTTTCTTAATCTACCAACAAATTTTGTGAATTTCAATTCGTCTCTACTAATTTCAGCAGAACGGCCCATATTAAAACCAGTACCTGACTCCAATCTACTAATTGGAACGTTAAGAGAACGATATAATTTCTTTTGGAAATATTCTATATCAGCAATTTCTCCTAAGTTTTGGCCACCTGGTAATGTAGTGATTTCGGTTCCTCTACCACCTTCTCTACGTGGTAACCAATAATCTTCTAACATATTCATATAGTTTCTATCATCTCTAATCTCACCAGTATTGGCATCATAGACAAGTTTATTTCTATAACGTGCCATTACATCTCTTAAATATTGTTCTGCTTTGATCTTAGGTAAATTACCTACATCAATATAAAATATTCTTCTTTCAGGTGCTCTGGCGATACGATAGATTACCATAGCATCTTCAATCATTCTTAATTGATTAACTGATTTAATTGCTTTATGTAAATAAGATAAAATTAAATTTCTATTTTGATCTATTAGTCCTGAAGATGTGTAAGAAATTGTATCTGGAGCAATTCTAATACCAGAACCAGAAGTAGCACCAGAAACACCTCTTTCATTAAACATATAATATTCTTCATATTCACTTATAATATCTAATGTAACTTGTTGTCTTTGTTTTCTAACTTCTCTTACTTTTTTAATTTTTCTAGGATCAATATATTTTAATTCTACGATACCATTTCTAGGATTTTCTCTATCAATAACTTTTTGATAATACATACGGCCATCTACATACCATCTTCTAAAGATGTCGTGTCCTTTTGTATTAAAATCCATCAAACGTAATATAGTTTTAAATTCATCTTCTATTTTTCTTCTAACTTCTACACCAAAAGGTAAAGATGTTAAATTTACGTTAACTGAATCTCTATTTTCATTTACAACAATTGCTTCATTAACTATATCATCTATAGCTGTATCACATTCTGGATGTAACGAAATTTCTCTATATCTTCTAACTAGGTCAGCTTCGTTCTTTGCTGTACCTTCTAAATCTAAATATTGTCCAAAATAACCTCCAACAGCAGAAACGGTTGTTGCTCCGTCATCAGCAACTGGAATGCTAAAACTTTGTTTGGGGTCTTGTTCTTGTTTTTTTCTTGTGATTGAAAATCCAAATAGATCGGCCATAATTTATATCCTTTTTACATCAACTGTGTTTTTGAGAAGTGTTTGATGTTGTTGTTTCATAATATTATTTATAAGTCTAAAAAGAGCCGCTTTTAGGCGGCTCTTCTTAATATTAACTACTAAGTTGTAGTATTTGTTTCAAAGAATTGATAAGCAAATGTTACTGAAAATTCTTCAATAGCATCAACTGTATCATAACTTAAAGCAATTTCACCAACTGTTGTTGGAAATAAACTTCTTAAAGTATAAGACTTAACAGTATTACCATTTCTGTCTAGTTGATCTACGAAAGCGTCAACTTGATAATCAGCAGGATTTGTTAATCCTTCGTTATCCGACATATTGTTAATACCATTTTGCCATCTTTCAAAAGCATTTCTAACTTTGAAGTTAGTGTCATTTATAACTGTAACACTCCAATCAGCAAAAGTTCTATCTCCAGCTATTTTAATAGATCGGCCTCTAAATTTAATATCGACCGTACCTAATGTCATAGCAGGAATTGTAGTAGCTTTGCAAAGGAATGCTAGTTCTTCTATTTCTCCACCAACTTGAGCGTAACCAGGAAAAGGCATTGTTACCTTAAACTGATTGGCACGAGCGCCACCGCCAGCAAGTTTAGCTTTGAAGTCTGTAATGTTAGCCATTTTTTATTCTCCTATTCTAAAATTACCCAGCGATTTCTTCAAAAGAAACACCAGTTCTGGTTGCTATAAACGTTAATGTAATAAAGTTGATACTTCTAGCAGGTTTAACATATATTTCTGCTACAAATTCATTTCTATCAATTACGTCGCCTGTATTATTTGTTTCATCACACACTACTAAAAAGTCTGTGATACCACGTCTACCTTGTACCTCTCGTAAGAATGGTTCAACGATATTTCTAAAGTTTGCTCTAGTAAACTCGTCGTTAAATTCAAACAATTGGAATTTAGAAGCCGTAGAGATTGCTTTTTCTAAAGTGATAAACAATCTTCGTACATTTATTCTATCAAATGCAGATGGAGCACTTAATCCTGTTTTATCTCCAAACAGTACAGTACCTTGTCCAGGAAAAGTTACTACTGGATTGATTCTGCTTCTGTATAGATCGTCTCTTTGTGTCTTATTAGGATTGTATGCTAACTTAACTGCGCCTCTTACATTACCACGGTTAAAACCGGCTGGTGAATACCAAGAGTCAGCAATTAGATCAGTTCTAGCCGCTAAGCCAGCCATATCGCCGTTTAATGGAACGTATCTGTAAACATCATTGTATCTATCGTATTGATATTTGTATCCACTATCGAACACCACATAAGAAGATGAACGAATGCCTGAATAAGCATCAATAACGTTTAGAGTTTGAGTGTTAGCAGAAGCAACATTAACAACGTCTGCTCTCTCTGGAGATACAAACGCCATAGCGTCTTTTCTATTTTCTGCAATTGTAATTAGATTATCAATATGAGTTGAAGAACAAGTACCACCAATGATTAATCCAATATCTACTGTTTCAGCATCTTGGAATTTTTCATAAGCAGTTTTTCTTTGACCCACTGTTACTGTTGAACCATCTGAACCACCTGATAGTGATTCTAAAGTTGGAACATTCACAGCTGTAAATGTAGTACCTGAAGCATTTGAGCCCCAGTTTGAACCACTTGCGTTGTGATCCATCCAATAAACATATTTTGATTTATTGTATATTACATCTACGTAATAATTTGAGTCTCCTTGAGGTGATTTAGCGTCAGCAGCTTTTGATGCTGAGTCAAATACTTCTAGGATTGTACCAGCAGTACCAGAAATACCACCATCTTGGTCAACAACGATAACGTGAATTTCGTCATTAACTCCACTTCTTTCAGAAGCGTATGGTGAAGTACCTGGAGCGCCAGCTACTTGATCGTAATATCTCCAATAACGTTTTACATTAGCACCATTTGTTAATGCTACTTGTAATCCGCCTTGTCCTGAGTCAGCTCTAACAAAAGTAATGTCGTTAGTAGCAACTACAGTTACTCTATATTTGTAACCGTCATAATCAGTACCGGCTGCAGTAGTAGAAAATTCTACTATGTCGCCTACATTAATATCAGTTCCTGCTGTTAAAGTTACAGTAGTATCTCCTACAGCTGTTGTAGCATCATTTACTGTTGTAACTGCTGCTGTCGAATATGCTGTAGCACTTGGACAAGTTGATACTTGTAAATTGTTACCATAAGAACCGGCTTCTCTAGCAGCAAAAGTTCCGATAGAAGCTGATCCTGTAGAATAGTTGTCTTGGTAGTCTTGTGTGTTTTTTATTAAAATACCACTCGTATTTGAGGTAGCGTTTAATAATCCTGTGTTAGTTGCTCGTACTACTCTTAAAGCATTAGAGTATTGTAGAAAGTTTGCTGCGCTGAACCAATCTTCAAAGTTAGTTGAATTTGGTTTGCCAAACGTATCTACTAATTCTTGCTCGCTAGAAACCGTTACGATTTCGTCAAGTGGACCTTTAGAGAATTGAACTGCTATAGCGCCTACCGAAGTAGATACAGCAGGAATAATTCTTGTTAAGTCTCTTTCCTGTACGAGAACACCTGGTGATACTTGAAATGCCATTAGGTTTTCTCCTTTTTTAATTAGCTAATTTTAACATATGTTATTCAAAACTCGTATTATTCATACGCCCATAATCAAAGTTAATCATCTACAATCTATTTATAATACACTGGTTTTGTACTTTTTTATACTAACTTTCGCCTTTTCTTACTACAGGATGCCACGTTTCTCCATATTCATCTTTGAAAGGTTGAGTATCTTCAGTAGATAAACCATCATCTATAAAACCAAAAGGGGCCATATCCTGTTCAATTATATTAGACTGTTCTTCATATAATTTAGAACGAACATCAGAATTGCTTAATTCTTTAAAGTATGTTTGATTTGATAACCAGCCAAATATAATAAGACAAGTCATTAGATCGTCATTACATCCTTCTTCTGCCATCCAAGAGTTATGTCGTCTAGCAAAGGTAGACATTTCTTCTATTATGTTAAAGTCATTTACAATTAGTTTATCAGATTCAATAATAGTTTTTAAATTAGAACAACCTATTTTTTTAATTTGTTTAGTCATACGAACACCTAACTGACTACCACGGCCACTGAAACCTGTACCTAAAACTTGGCCAGCTCTACCTCTTTGTGTAGTCATTAATACATTGTCATATTCTAAATCATAATGAACAGCATCAGATATTTGTCCACCCAAATCATTTACTTCTACTAATATGTGGGCTCTATTAAAGGCCTTACAAGTTTGTTCTATAATATTAGGAAACACTAAAGGTTTAATTTCGTTGTTACGATATTTGGCCACAACTTTATATGGCATTTGAGTTACATCAAATATAACAAACGCTGAATAATCTTTTGTAATACCTCT